TGACGCTGCACCGTAGTTACCAGTAGCTGACGCTGCACCGTAGTTACCAGTAGCTGACGCTGCACCTTGTTCACCAGTAGCTGACGCTGCACCTTTGTAACCAGTAGCTGACGCTGCACCTTGTTCACCAGTCGCTGACGCTGCACCGTAGTTACCAGTTGTTTGACTGCCTTTCACATGTTTGGCATTGCTAAAGGTGTAGTCGATTGCAAACTTAACTAGATCCGCAATACTGATTTCAAACTTTAGCGAGATTTCACGGCTAGCAACTTTAGTGTCACCGCCTTCTTCACGACTTAAATCGCCAGTTTGCTCAACAACCGCATAACGACTTTGAGCAGGAGGGTAGTAACCGAATACATCTAAAGGGTGTTCGCAAGCATGGAAACCTGAACCGCAAGCCTTAACTTCACCATCGTGCTTGTATGTCTTGCCGATTTCGTATTGGAAACCACGACACTGAAGGTTTTTATCAAAACCCTTGTATGTGGTGATTGTTTTTTGATTTTGTGTCATACTTATCTCACTCTTTGAGTAAAAGCTCCGCGTCGCCAAACTGTCGGGGCTTTTTTGTTGTTTGTGAGATAATAGTAAACACAGCGTTTACTTTAGTCAAGAAAAATATTAAACAAATGTTTATTTATTTTGTTTTCTTTTACTAAACAGAGACATAAAAAAGACCACTTTATGTGGTCTTAGAAAACGAAATGTTTATTTCAATTACGGTAGAGGATTTTGTACATTAAAAGCATAAGCCACTACACAAAAATCCTGATCCATAACTTCTTCTGCTGTTAATACTTCTTCTGGATATTCATCTTTGTTGGCGCTCACAATTCTTACACCGCCTTTTGGCATTCTGTATAGATACTTGAACTTAAAAAGCCCACCATGACTAATCGCATAGATTTTACCATCAATGATCGATGTCCTACCCACATCGACATACACAGTCGCTCTGTCATTAATGACTGGATACATTGAATTTCCAAAAGCTGTTAGGGCATATGCATTTGACGCTTCAACCCCATACTGGCGAAGAGTGGCTTTGCTGAGTCTTAGTTTACGAGTTTCATTACCAATCATTTCAACCAAAGACCCCGAACCGCACGCAACCAATACTTCTTTATAAAATGGTATTTCAACCTCGTCATCATCAATAGGAGTTTCAGAATCCCACTCTAATACTTTTGTTGGGTTTACTTCGTTCTTATTTAACTCACCTTTAAGAATCCAATTCGCCGATACACCAAACTGTGCAGCAGCCTTTAGAGCGCCAGCTTTAGAAACGCCTCTTTTTTTCCAGTTTGTTATTGTTTGAGGCGACTCATCAATAGCTTTAGCTGTTTCCTCCTGAGTCATTTTACTGGCCTCTAAAAGACGAATAACAGAGGGGTGTGCAGCCTTTTCTTCTTTCATCACATTATCCAAATACATCAACAAATACATTATCTAAAAAAGTAAACACTTTGTGTTAAACAAATGATTTGACATTAGGAAACATCATGTTTACTATTAAATAAACAAACGTTTACTAGAGGCAACCATGTCTATCGAAGCTGATAAAGAAATTCTCTTACGGCTTGGTGGCTCTACAAGAGTGGCAGAGCTACTAGGCTTCAAAGATAAACAGCGAGTTCAAAACTGGATGACTAGAGGAATACCAGCAAAGGTAAAACTTCAATATCCACATTTATTTCTTAACCAAAACATTCAAAGCAGCAAATCTTCTGCTGCCTAAGGACACTCAAATGAGTCTTGATAAAAATTCTACGCATGTGCGTCTGTCTCCTGAGAATCATCAACGAGCAAAAGTCTTAGCAAATATCAAAGGCAAAAACTTAGCTCAGTATCTCGCTTGGCTTCTTGAGAAAGAAATCGCTGGCGAGTGGCACATTCTTAATATAGAGGCAAAAAACATGGAGCGCTTGGGATTGACAGGTTTAATAAGGGAACTTAGCACCGAAGTCGAAATCGATGAGGGATTCGAAGGGATTAATGGGAATCAAGGGCAATAAAAAACCGCTTTCCTGCTGTAACAGGTAGCGGTTGTATTCAATCAGTAAAGGAACCAATGAATGAAATCAAATTTAGCACATGAATCGCCAGAATTGCAACAAAGTAAGCAGTGTCACTTATGTGGAGTTGTTGATGACTATACATCTTACTTTCAAACGAAATATGAACAACTTATCTGTTTCGAGTGTATGTCTGATCATTCTGAATGGTATTTAAGCCATGTCAGCAAACTTTATATCGACCTTAAAAGATCAGAAAGACTTGAAAGAATGTATCCATCATCTAGTAATGGATACAAAAAGAAAAAGATAAGTCAGACATTACGTATGCAGGTATATGAACGAGATGGTTTTGCCTGTGTTGCTTGTGGTGTGCAAACAAATCTATCACTAGATCACATTAAACCAGAGGTGCTAGGCGGTGAATCAACGCTCGAAAACCTACAAACAATGTGCACGAGTTGCAACTCAAGAAAAGGGGCTAGATATGTCGAAGCTTCTAATTAATGAATCGCCATTGCAGGTGCAACCGTCACTTGCTATGGCTATTGGTCTTAATGAGGCGATTTTCCTGCAACAATTGCATTACTGGATAGGTACATCTCGATTTGTGCGTGATGGGGAAAAGTGGGTGTACAACACATATTCTGACTGGTTGCTTCAACTCAAGTACATGTCATTACCAACCTTAAAACGCACAATTAGATCTCTCAAGGATCAGAAATTGGTTCGTGTGGAGCGCTTTGAAAAGTTACGTTCTAACCAAGTAAATTTCTATTCAATTGACTATGAAACTTTGTCTATTATTAGCGAAAACATAGAGCAAGCTATTGATTCTATTGATAAGCTCAAAATGAGCCAATCGAATAGCTCAAATTGCACTAATGCAGTAGCTCAAAATGAGCCAATCCATCAGCTCAAAATGAGCCAATCTCCATTAGCTCAAAATGAGCCAATGTATACAAGAGAATACCAAGAGACTACTCAAGAGATTACACATAAGAAAGCAAAACCAAAATTTAGTTTGGAAGATGCTTCATCAGTTGAATTGCCAGAAGGTGTTAATCGTGACCTATGGGTTGGTTACATTGAAATGCGTTTTAGCATGAATAAAAAACCTACTCCGAAAGCTGTAGAGCTTGCTGTCAAAGATCTAGCTAAATGGGGAGCAGAAAAGGCTAACCAATCTTTGAAAAACTCTATCACAAGTAATTGGACTGGTTTATTTGAGCCAAAACAAGCTGTACAGACATACACACGCACTTATTCACAGCAAAGCCAAGCATCAACACGCATGTCTGAAATACAAGCTCTAATCGCAAAAGAGGAGGCTGGTCATGAACAGTATGGTTTCTAACAATCAACAAGCAATCCATCCAGTCAACTCTGCAAAAGTGGTTGGTATCTTCAAAGCGATTGCACCACGTTCTTTTGAGAAAACCTTTGATGGAATTCCTACAGAGCAGATCAATCATGCAATGAAAATCTGTCTTGATGGTCTCACTCATGAACAAGTGAATGTTGGCCTTTCAATGGTTCGTGATAATGGCTTTTGTCCAGATCCAGCAATGTTCCGCAGGTGGTGTTTAGGCATTCAAGGCTTTGGTACTGAGCAACAACGTGCAGTTGATTCATACAAGAAGAAACATGCAGCTTTAGCCAACATCATTAAGTGGATTTCAGACAGAGATGTTGAAATCACTAATGCAGAAAAAGAAGCATACAACCGTTGTTATGAGATGTTTTCAAATCTCAACTACTCGAATAACTATGAACGTTCCGCATATTACGCATATGAGGCATTCAAAGATAATTACGTTGATGTTGTGAATGAGTTTGTTGAGAAAGGTATTGCACAAGCGAAATGGTCAAAACCACCTCAAATTGATTTTAGTGTTCTTAGTGCCAAAACAGATCGTGATGCAACATCCGAAGCAAGCTCAATGTCAAAGGAGGATTTTGAAAAGCGTACAGCATATGTTGAGTCGCGTATTTCACAAATCATGGCAGATCGGAACTGCGACAAAACAATGGCGAAGCTTTATGCGATGGCTGAGTACCACAATCCAAGCGAAGAAGTGGGAGGTGCGGCGTGAACGTATTAAACCAAATTTTTACAGAACAAAAGTTAATACTAGAAACAGACTTTGTGATTTGCAGTTTTGGTGGCGGAACTAATTCTACTGCTCTTTTAATTGAGTGTGTAAATCGTGGAATCAAAATAGATTTGATTTTATTTGCTGACACTGGGGGTGAGCGACCTTTTACATACCACCATGTCTACTGGATGTCGCAATGGCTTATCACGAAGGGCTATCCATCGATTATTACTGTGAAAGCACCAAGCGTTACGCTTGAACAGGATTGCTTAAATCGGAATGCATTACCGAGTGTTGCTTATGGTTTTAAATCATGTAGTCAGCGCTTCAAGATTCAACCTCAAGATAAGGCTATTAATCAAAATCCTTATGCTAGACAAGCATTAAAAGACGGCTACCGCTTAGTCAAGTTAATTGGTTTTGATGCTGACGAGCCATATCGAGCAAATAAAGAATATAACGATAAGTTCACCCGTATTTATCCGCTAATTGAGTGGAATATGGGCAGGGATGAATGCATTCAAGCAATCAAAAAAGAGGGCTTAGCACTACCTGGTAAATCATCTTGTTTCTTCTGCCCAAACTCAAAGCCAAGCGAGATTAAATGGCTAGAGCAAACCCATCCTGATCTGATGCATAGAGCTTTAACAATGGAGCAGCAAGCGGATCTAAAAGAGATTAAAGGGTTGGGTCGTAACTTCTCATGGAAATCAATTTATCAGCAGCAAGATGCATTCATGGACCACTTTGTACCAGACATGCCTTGTGAGTGCTATGACGGGGGTGCAGCGTGAAACATCCTCTAGATAATCAAACTGTGGATTGGATTGGTCCAATTATCAATACAGGTTCAATTGTAGCTCTGAACCAAGAAATTGCAGTGGGTAGAACATTCAATATTTTGTATTTCGCAGTGAACCAAACAAAACCATTTCAATCAAGTGATGTGTCAGACCTTGTTGATGAAGTTAGCTGTTCAACAATTACAAGATATTTAAGCACTCTAGTTAAGTTGGGGATGTTGGAAAAGATAACTCCGCATAAATACCAACGTACAGCTTTAGCAAAACGAATGATGAATGTTGGAGATAACGATGAATAAGAAAAAGCAAGCTCCAAAAGCAAAGCACTATCAGCTTCGCTGGAATGTATTCAATGCGGTTGATGTCGTTGAACAGTATGAATCTCAAACAGGTGACAAAAGTGGCGTGTTGCCGTATCCAGTTTTAGCAAAGATTTATCAAGGTAACTTAATGCCAGCATTGCAACTTGGGACCATTGTTAATCATCAAACTTATGGTGTGACTTTCTTCGCAAAGATCAAGAAAGAATCGGGCGAGGAGGGAGTTGTAGAGCGTGGTTTTCGTATCGATACACCTATGAAGCTTTCTGAGTTCATCAACGGTTATGAGAACTGCTATGTGAACAAAGGTCATGGATTAAAAGTCAAAGGATGGAAAGGCGCTAAAGAAGAATGGCTGTCGATGATGGATGAAGAATTCCATAACGACACTTGTCTTGATGCTTGGGCGGTTGCGAACTGTTTGGTGAGGGCTAGAGCATGAACTTCAAACTAATGATGACTTTGAGAAGTAAATACAATCAAGGGCTTAGAACTAAAGAAACACTCGAAGCAAACCGTTTGTATTTGAAATTGCGTAAGTGCGGATTGTTAGAAGTTGCTAAGGCTGACATTACAAAGCGTGACGAGGAGCAAAGCCAATGAATGCGATCCAATTCATAAAAGAACACGGTGTTGAGAAGGTAAGGGAAGTTGTTGAGGGTGCGCCAAAGGGATTCAAAGGCTACAACGATGTAATTAACAAGTACACGAGAGGTGTTTGGTTTAGTAGAGATGTATTGCTTTCCGACCTCAAGCAGATCGTTGAGAGCGTGGATCTAGTCAATTGTAATGGTGGTTGGAACGGAACGAAAAACACTATAACGCTATTTCAATCTAGTTTAGACCTTGGATTGTATCACGGGGTTGATGGAGTTGACGCAGAGGTCGAGATTCCGCGCTTAAAACAAGCCATCGCAGACTACGAGCAACTATTCGGGAATACCGAAACGTTGGGAGGTGAGCATGTTTGAGGTTGGGGATTATATTTTTACTAATGATGATGTTGCTCATTATCCGTATTTGATCATTGCTAAGAAAGCTGAGCATTACAAACTACGTTCAGAAAATGGCATTCGTTATTGTCGTGAATGGCGTATAGACCGTATTGCAACAGAGCAAGAAATCGCAGCAGGTCACCGCATTGATGACAAAACAGGCGTAACAGTCATAACGCCAAGCGGAACTAGCAAGGTAAAAGGTGGTATGGCTGCTTTTTTAGATGAGCTACGCGACTGTGACACATCCCCAAATTGCAAGAAGTTTGATGAGAGGGTGAAGTGATGAGAAGTGAAAAGCTAGCATATCTTGATTTTTACAAATCCGAATTTGGTGTTGCTAAGCACTGTTCAAAGTCTTTTGGCTATGCTGTGTGGAATCACCGCCAGACTGAGGTGGATGAGCTGCAAAAGCAACTGATTGATAAAGGTCAGCGATTCAATGAGCAAGTTCAACATGTAAAAGACTTAGAGCATAAGAATGCAGAGCTGCAAAAGCGGGTGGATGCTGTCAAGAAACTGATTCAAGACTACAAAGACGAAGAAAAAGAGCTTGAACTTAAAGAGTGGGAGCAGTCAACAATCTATGGGCGTATAGCAATTGAGTTAGAGCAAGCGCTCAAGGGGGAGTCAAATGGGTGAGTTCCTTAAAACCGGATTTGCTTGGATTGGGATGTTCCATGTTTTTTTCACAGTATTTGGAATGTTAGACCTTTGCCATTATCGCTTATATATCGGAACAGAAGACAAGGTAATTGTATCTAAAGCTGAGTATGAGGAACTGAAAGCCCTACGAGGTGACAAATGAACACAACATTCAAAGACGCTCAAAGAAGTAGATCGAAAGCTGTGGCTCGGTCAAACGTTCCATATAAGCCACGTAAATCAGTAAGCAAAGGTGAGGCTCTTTTAGAGAATCACCTCAATGCTTTGAAGATTCCATTCACCAAAGAGTTTCGTTTTCATCCTGATCGTAAGTGGCAAGCAGATTTCAGAATTGATGACATGCCTATCTTGGTTGAGGTTGAGGGCGGAGTTTTTACCAACGGCAGACACACAAGAGGTGAAGGCTACACAAAAGACTGTGAGAAGTATTCAGCAGCAGCGGTAAACGGTTGGTTTGTGATTCGTGGCACTACGGCACAGATCAAAGAGGGATTAGTCATTCAGTGGATTGAAGATTTGATTGAACGGCTGAGAGGTGGGTGATGGATAGAGAAGCATTAAACCTAGCAAGACGTTGGAATGTGCAGAAGATGAAGCATTGGTACTCAGATGCATGGTGTGACTTACTTGATTCTTTAGAGGAGTTTCTAAAGCTATTGCTAATACTTTTACGCTTAGTTTTATCTCCAATACTTATGATTTTTTACATCCTTGGCGTTAGGTCTGTTTATAAGCAGCTTCTAGACTATGACAATGATAGTCGTGAGCGAGTAAGAAAGCATATTGAAAAATCAGAAAAGAATTAAGGTGACGGTATGAATGCGGCAGTAAACACAAAAGTTATGGATTGGTCTAAATACACTTTGGATGAATGGCTTAGTCAGTATGGCGCGTTCATATCAATCAATCGTATGCGTGGTGGTCATGAGCCTGATGATCTTGGCATTAATCAAATCTATTGGCTTGTTCAGCAGAACGCAACAAAGCCAGCTCGAAACAATAAAACAATCATTCTCAAGATGACTGATTTTGAGTATGAGCAAGTTCAACAGTTACTACGACAAATTCGTTGTTCAATCTCTATTTGCAAGTCAGCAAAAGTAGCTGTAGAGCTATACATTCAAAAGCAAGTACGTGGCTTAACTTTGGATCAAATGGATAGTGAATTTAAATTAAGTCGCAGCTCAATTAACAACATGATTACAGCAGGGCGTTGGTATTTAGCAGGACATGACAAAAGACTTGTCATTTAAATGAGAAACACGTATATTCTGTTATAGTGGACGAAGTTATAGTAATTCACTAAGTATTTAAAAGCTCATCGAAAGGTGAGCTTTTTTGTTGTCTAAAGTTTCCTCTTTATGCCCTGCTTCGGTGGGGTTTTTTTATTGGAGCATCAAAATGGATGACTATTCAAAAAGAATGCGAGAAAGAATAAGAAAGGCTGATCGTGATGCTGATATGCATGGATATATGTGTTTAGGTTCTATTCTTATTGTTCTTGGTTTGGCCGTATATGGCGCATATAGATTAATAATGGGCTAGACATGGACACAATCGAAGCGAAGAAAAACCTCAAACGCTATGAAGCGGAGATTGATAAATATCAGAACCTGTCTCGTGGATTAATGACTAGAGACGAAATTATCATGATTGATAATAAAATTGCTCAATTAAAACTATGGGCAAAGAACCTAAGAAATGAATTGTATGCGTGATGCAAAGCGCCTTGAAGCAATTAGAAAGTTGCCATGCGTTAGATGTGGATGGGATGCTCCAAGCGAAGCAGCACACTCAAACTTTAGTGAGCATGGCAAAGGGCGTGGAATTAAAGCAGATGATCAATTTACTATTCCGCTTTGTCGGCTCTGTCATGCTTGGTTCGATGGTTATGTCTACTTGACGAGAGAGCAGTCTAAGGAATGGTTTGCAGCAATGCTTGAAAAGACTGAAAGGATGTTAAAAATAGATACAAATTCTGACAGTGTTTTTTAATTAAATCATGTGGTTATGGTATAATACAAACATGCATTATAGTGTAATCAGGTAGCATCCGAGCGAAAGCTGTTCGGGATTAACAATCCCCATGATGACAATGGCGCAGGTCATGGTGTAGGTTCAAATCCTACTAATGCATATAAATCCAATTGTTGTTGGTAAGGCCGATTTTATCGGCCTTTTTTATTGAGGTGAGTATGGAAATTAATGGGAAAGAAGTGCCGTTTACTGCCACTCACTACAATACAGAAACTGGTGAATTTCTTCGCATTGGGAAGGGACAATATGCGCAATGTTACGTGGATGATAAGTATTGGGCTGATTGCGCAACCTTAAAGAATTACCAACTACCAAAAGATGGTTATATGTCTATCAGTTATAAATACAGACAAATATTTAAAACTGGTGTAGCTAGAGACTTATGCAACATTAGATTGATGTGGATTGGTAGTAGCTATCGCATTAGATGAGGTGAGCATGAAAACAGCAGTGTTCACAATCAAAGATCACTCAGACATCGGTAAAACGATTAACTATCTGCATAACAATTACACTCAAGCTAATTTTGAAGGTAAGCCGCTAGTTGTGACTATCAAACCTAAAGAAACAAAGCGCTCAAACGACCAAAATGCACTCTATTGGCTTTGGATGACTAAATGGGCAAATCACACAGGGCAAACCAAAGACGAAGCATCAGCTCACTTTAAATATGTTTGTTTAGCCAAGATATTTGAACGTGATCGAGTAGGCGAATACCCAAATACATTTGCTGCATTAAGAGCTTTGAAAGCCGAACAGAATCCTAGCTATGAACAACTCAGAAAGTTTGTAGCTCAAGAGATTTCAACAACACACGCAAATACAAAACAATTTACTGAATATCTAAACGACATACATGATTGGTCAATGGTTAATTCTAATTTCTATTTAGAGAAGCCAGAAGATTTGATGTATGTGCTTGAGAGTAAGGAATAGGTCATGGCCTGTAAATCATGTGAAGAACGTCGTGAATGGATGGTGAAACAAATTGAAAGAGCTAGAGAAAGAACAGCCGCAGCAATCAACCGTATTAGAGGAATTGCTGACAAGGATAGTGGAGCAGAACACAATACTGATTCAGCAGATAGCGAACAAGGATCAGATAATCTTGGCAGCGCTGGAACAGAACAACGAACTCCTGTTGCAACTAAGCGAGCAGGAAGAGGAAAGACCAAGGTCGAGAACGTTGGATTGAGTGAGGTGAATAAAGATGGCTAAACATTTAAGCGTTGTGAATGTTGAATACTCTGGTGGCATGTCTGGTATTGGCACCAGGGTAAAACTTAGTGATGGTAGTTATTTAACAGGCATCAGCTTTGTGGAAACTACAGTAGGGACTGACCAAACGGCAGAGATGCTAATCCGCTTAACTCCCGACTTCGAGAACAAGAATGAAACTGCAAACACTCAAGCCAAGACTACAGGCACAGAGAACACCAAGACAGAATAGTTGGGGTTCAGGTCGTGGTGGTCGTCCATGGCGCAGACTCAAAGCAAAGATACACCTTAGAGATAAGTACACATGCCAGTGCTGTGGTGTAGTCACAATGGAGCTTGAGTTAGATCACATCATTAATATCGCACAAGGTGGTAATGATGATGAATCAAACCTACAGAGCTTGTGTGTGCCTTGTCATAAAGAGAAGACGTTGAAGGAGAGTAGGTTGTGAATAACAAAAGTATTGAAGATATGGCTCATGATTACATTGTTGCAGCAATCCAATCAGGTAAGGCTGTGCCCAAGGATGAGATAGAGAAGTTTTGTTTGATTGCAGCTGATTTGAAAGCAGCAGCCAAGAAAGTACAAAAGAATATTGATGATGATGCTCAGCGTCGTAGATGGTAGGGGGGGAGTCAAAAGTTTTTTTAGAAAATTCTACGGACACCGCCCGCCATCTCATTTATAAAAAAATTTCCCATTTCACGAAAAGTTAAAGCAAAAGTTAAAGGTGATCCAATGGCATTAACCGAGAAAATGAAAAAGTTTGCTCGCGCCATTGTTGATGGTGCAACAAACAAAGAAGCTGCTATTTCAGCAGGTTATGAAGAAAAGACTGCTTCGCAGCAAGGCTCAAAACTTAAAAATAATTCTGAAATTATTGTCTATATTGAAAAGTTAAAGGCAGAAAAAGAAGGTCGCTCTTTAACTCCAAGCAAAACACAAGTTAAACCTGAATCAAGTTGTGAAGATGATAATCCCTTTGATGACAATTATGCCCAAGATGATCCACTTCAATTCCTGATTGACGTTATGAACGACAAAGAGAATGAAATGGGCTTGCGGCTTCATGCTGCCAAATCAGCCCTCCCATACGTTCACGGCAAAGTAGCTGAAAAGGGCAAGAAAGAAACCAAAGAAGATGCCGCAAAGGCTGCAACAAAGTCAGGCAAGTTTGGAACTTTGAATAACCAATTACCAAGTTGAGGTGAATATATGTTTGGAATGTTAGAAAGTTTGACCAAGGCAGCAGTTTCCGTGGCTGTCGCTCCTGTAACTGCTGTGGTTGATGCAGTAATGATTCCTATTGATGCAAGTGAAGATGGTGAAGTTTTTCAAAGAACTAAATCAACCTTTAACAACGCAGCAGAAAACTTTTGCGATGCTGTGAAGCCAGAGACCAAAAAATAATTATGCCGCCTTCGGGCGGTTTCTTATTTGATAGCCAATTGTAATGTCTACAGTGTTGCGCAGCATGGGGATGGACACACCCTCAGTTGGCTATCAAATAGGTTGTATATCAAGGTAAATTTATGACCGCAATGCTACCAATCTGGACAACTTCTTGCACGGATTGGCAGGAGAGAATTGTCAATAAACAGTCGCTCATGCCTTGTGAGCCATTATTTCCACAAGTTGCTGATGTCGCTGAGCGAATTTTTAAAGAACTGATTCTTGTCGATGTGATGGGTAGCCCGAAGATGGGCGATGTCACATTGGAATGGGTGATTGAGTTTGTTCGAGCAATCTTCGGCGCTTACGATCCAAATACTAAGCGTCGATTAATCCGTGAATTCTTTTTACTGATTTCCAAGAAGAATACCAAGTCCACGATTGCGGCTGGTGTGATGCTTGTTGCATTGCTGCTGAATGACCGCCTTTCTGCTGAGCTGATTATCTTGGCGCCCACAAAGGAAGTCGCAGACAACAGCTTTAACCCGATACGTGACTTTATCCGCGCTGATGAAGAACTTAGTGCAATGATCAATGTGTCTGAGCACACAAAGACTGTCACTCACTTGGGAACAGGTGCAACACTCAAAGTTATTGCAGCGGAATCAAATGCAGCAGCTGGTAAGAAGGCTTCAATCATTTTAATTGATGAGGTCTGGCTGTTCGGTAAACGTGCTAATGCTGAATCGATGTTCCGTGAAGCAAAGGGTGGTTTAGCATCACGCCCTGAAGGCTGTGTGATTTACCTGTCTACCATGTCAGATGAAGTGCCATGCGGTGTATTTAAGCAGCTTTTGGATTATGCCCGTGATGTACGGGATGGAATCAAAGAGGATAAAGGGTTTTTACCTCTTATCTATGAGTTCCCAAAACATTTGATCGAAGCAGGCGAACACTTAAAACCTGAGAACTTCTACATCACCAATCCAAACTTGGGCGCTTCAGTTGACCTTGAATATCTGATTTCAGAGTTTAAAAAGGTCAAAGATGCAGGTGAAGAATCCCTTCGTGACTTCTTGGCTAAACACCTAAACATCGAAATAGGCATGAACCTTCGCGCAAACCGTTGGGCGGGTGCTGAATATTGGAATATTCAAGCTAAAGACATTCAGCTAGAAAAGCTAATCGAGCTATCTGATGTAATCACACTTGGAATCGATGGTGGTGGATTGGATGATTTACTTGGCTTCGCTGCATTGGGGCGCTTAAAAGAAGATCCACGTATTTGGTGGCTTTGGAATCATGCTTGGGCAAATAAGATTGCTTTAGAGCGTCGAAAGGAAAACATTCCCAAGTACCAAGACTTCGAGAAAGAAGGATCATTAACTGTTGTAGACCGTGTCGGTGAAGACATCGACCAACTCGCAGTAATTGCCAAAAAGGTTTATGACAGTGGCAAGCTCAATAAGATCGGGCTAGATCCATTGGGGTTAGGTGGTCTTTTAGATGGTCTACTTGAGGTTGGTATTCCACAGGACTTTTTAATAGGTGTGCCCCAAGGGTTTAAGCTCCAAGGGTATATTTTAACGACCGAAAGAAAATTAGCTGAATCCAACCTTTTTCATGCAAACCAAGAAATGATGAAATGGTCTGTAGGTAATGCCAGAGTAATAATGATTGGTAATGGCATGAGGATTACTAAGCAGGAATCGGGCATAGGAAAAATTGATCCTTTAATTGCAACTTTCAATGCTGTTGCATTAATTAGTCAAGCGCCAGAAGCGTCACAAAAAGAGTATAACGTGTTCTTTGTATAGAAGTTTTGGTATAATAAATGAGCAAACCCGATGGGTGTTGGAAGCACAAATCGGGTTCTAATCATAAATCATTATTGTGGAATGATCATGACTGTCACATATTTTACTTGCTGTCCGAGCATTTGTCACTTTCATGATGAGGGCTGACAAATGAAAAAACTTACAACAGAAGAATTTATATTAAAAGCTAAAGATATACATGGCTTGAAATATGATTATTCGTTATCTGAATACACAATATCGCATAATCCATTAAGAATAATTTGCAAAGTTCATGGTGTTTTTGAGCAGGTCGCGAATAAACACTTGTCTGGTAAAGGATGCCCAGAATGTGGCTTGTTAAGCCGAGCAAAGAAAAGGTCCAAAGATTTATTATGGTTTGTTGAAAAAGCAAAGAAGGTTCATTTAGATAGATACAATTATGAAAATTCAGTACTTTCTGGGATGTTGAGCCCAATAGAAATTGAATGCAAAGTTCACGGAGTATTTTCTCAAGTAGCTTCAAATCACTTAAAAGGACATGGTTGTGATAAGTGCGCAAGAGAATTGACAGGTACTCATGACAGATTAACGTATATAAAAAACTGCAGATCAAGACATCATGGAATGTCGAATCTTTACTTGGTGAAACTTAAATCTCTGGATGAATGTTTTTATAAAGTAGGAATTTCTGTTAATGATATAGAGACAAGATTCTCAAAATCAGAAATGCCATATGAAGTCTCAAAGGTTTTAGTAATAAATGGCGAAGCAGGGTTTATTTGGGATTTAGAGAAGTCTTTATTTAAATTATTAAAAGAACAAAAGTATCAGCCTAAAGCTAAGTTTAATGGATGGACAGAGTGCTTTGATCAAGTACCCAAGGATGTCTTGAAATATTTAAAAAGTCTTAACTTTCAGGTTCAGCAACCCTTAATAGCATAAGACAAACCGCCATCAATTGGCGTTTTTCTATTTACTACAACTAACCGCCTTAATTGGCGGTTTTTGCATTTTGGAGGGGCTATGACTGCTCTGCACAAATCATTCGGCTCGTTCGAAATTAAGTCCGTTGATGAAGAAAAGCGAACATTTAAAGGTGTGGCTAGTACGCCTAATCAGGATCGCTCAAAAGACATCATGATTCCGAAAGGGGCAAAGTTTCAACTGCCAATGCCACTGTTATTTCATCATGACATGCGCCAACCAATTGGGCATGTAACTGAAGCAAAAGTCACGGAAAAAGGTATTGAGGTAACTCTACATATTCCCGAAATCAAAGAAGAAGGCCGCTTAAAAGAGCGAGTCAATGAAGCCTACCAGTCTCTTAAATATGACCTAGTTAAAGGTCTGTCAGTTGGTTTTATCCCAAATTGGGATCAAGCCGAAATGATTAAAGGTGGTGGCATTCAGTTTGATGAATGGGAATGGTACGAGCTCTCTCTGGTAACTATCCCTGATAACCGTGATAGCGGAACTGATTTTAAAAAAGCATTTGAGGAACACAAAGCCGCGTTGGGCAAACAACCTCAGAACGTTCCAGATGGCGATTCATCTGAGCAAAAACACGTAACTGTAAAACTAAATAGCCCAACACAGGGTGGAGTAATTCTATGAATAAATATTTAAAACAACTTCTTGATGCTTTGGCAGCGAAAAACAAAGAGTTAGAAGGTCATATGACTAAATCTTTGGATGCTGGTCAAACGCCTGATGAAGAAACTGAAAAAGCAATTCAAGCAGTAGAAGCGGAAATTGCTGCAATCGAAAAGAATATCGAGCGCGTCAAAAAGCAAATTACCGCTGCCGCTGAAGCTGCGAAAACCGCAACACCTGTTGCTGGTGATGACCCTAAGCAGGCAAAGAAATCGGCTGAAGGTGATCCTGATCCAAAGATTATTGTGAAATCTAATCTGCCTAAAGGTGTTGGATTTGCGCAATATGCACAAGCAAAACTGATTTCTCAGTTAAATGCTAAAGAAGGGCGTTATGATTCTCCTTTAGAAGTCGCGAAACAGATGGGGTTCAGTGAAGAGGTTCAGGACTTAATCACAAAAGCAACACTTGGCACAACAACTGATGCTAACTTTGCAGCAACATTAGTCCATGAAAACCATTTAGTTGGTGAGTTCGTTGAATTGCTGCGTCAAGCAACTGTATTCGATAAATTGCAAGGCTTTCGTGCCGTACCGTTCCGATCAAAAATCCCTTCTCAAGTAACAGGTGGCTCGGCTTCTTGGGTGGGTGAAGGTGCTGCAAAGCCTTTAACAAACCCGACATTCAGTGAAGTAGAAGTCGGTGAGCATAAGCTTGCTGCAATCACTGTGTATACACAAGAATTGATGCGTCGCTCTGATCCATCAGTAAGTGTGTTGGTGCGCGATGACTTAATCGCTGCAAGTGCAACATTGGTTGATAACACATTCCTTGATGCGGCAGCAGCTTCTTCAACTCGTCCTGCTGGTGTATTAAATGGTGTTACAGAAACACCTAACACTGGTGTGACGGCAGCAGCTTATGAGACTGACTTGCTTGCGTTGATCAATACTTTTGTAGCGAACAACCTGAGCCTAGATGGTGCTTATTTCATGATGTCAGAAACACGAGCTGCTCAAATCGCATTGTTGCGTGATGCATTGGGTAATACTTACTTTAGCGGTATGTCATTGCGCGGTTCACGAAATTTGTTAGGTGTTCCAGTAATCACCTCACAAGCTCTTGGCAATAAAATCATCCTTGTGAAAACAAGTGAAATTCTGCTTGCTCAAGATGGCGGCGTGGACGTGTCTTACAGTGACCAAGCTACATTGGTTGATGGTGGAACTACTCACCACTTATGGCAAGAAAACAAATTTGCTGTACGTGTAGAGAAGTTCATTACTTGGGCTAAACGTCGACCAGTTGCAGCAGCATTCCTTGACTACACAACTACTCCAACTCCTCCATAAGTTGGTGTATTGACCTAAAACAGCCCCTTAAATGGGGCTGTTTTCATATCTGAGCAATGAAAACTCATTGTTGAGCTATGGGAGCAGCTATGAAAATTGAATATTTAAAGGTTATGCACAATGCCAATGTTGGTGATGTGCTTGAAGTAACCGATTTTGAAGCAAATATCTTGATTAAAACGGGTGTTGCAAAGCCTTTTGAAGAACCAAAAAAGGCAGCAACTAAACCTAAAAAAGAAGTAAAAACTAGCGAATAAGGCGGTAAAAATGGGCATTTTTGACTGGTTTAGAGGTAAAAAGAGCTTTCAAAGTGTCCATAATGCTGGGCAGACTTGGAATAGCCTATTTGTGCAAGAGCCATACTCAGGTGCTTGGCAGAAAAACGATGAATTAACACGTGATGACCTTGTCGCATCTTATGCTGTATTCGCCTGTGTAAGCCTTATCTCTAAAGACATTGGTAAATTACCAATTCTATTGAAGCGAAAAGAAAAAGGGGTATTAGTCAATGTCGACATCCCTGATAAGTTGCGTGTTTTAAAGAAACCAAACAATTACCAGACTTGGCAACAATTCCAAGAGCAGTGGACTTCAAGTTTATTGCTACGTGGCAATACCTATGTATGGAAGCTTCGTGATGTATTTGGCGAAGTCTATCGAATGGTAGTGCTGAATCCTGATCTAGTAACTCCGCTAGTCGATGACTATGGCAATGTGTTTTATCAGTTCAATACAGACCGCTTAACACAAACAGAATCAGTGATTGTACCTGCATCCGAAATCATTCATGACCGTATTAATGCTTTCTATCATCCATTGGTAGGCTTATCACCAATCATGGCGTGCGGTGTTGCCGCTGGCATGGGTGTAAAGATTATCAACAATGCAGCTAATTTTTTTGGCAATGGTAGTAGACCCGGTGGAATCTTAGTTGCACCTGGTTCAATTACTAAAGAAAAGGCCGAAGAAATACAAGCGCGTTGGAATAAAAATTATTCAGGTGCTAATTTCGGGAAGACAGCAGTTATTGGCGATGGCATGACCTACACCCAACTTGCTATGAGTGCTGCTGATTCACAAATGATTGAGCTTCTTGAAATGTCTGGTCGAGTTGTTTGTAGTGTATTCAATGTGCCTCCTTTCAAGATTGGCATAGGTACTATCCCTAACGATTCTGAGCAGGCAAACGGTATTTATTACTCGGATTGCTTACAAGCCATGATCGAAGCGCGTGAGAATTTAATTGATGAAGGCTTGGACCTGACATCATTTAAAGTTGAATCTTTTCTTGATATTGACATGCTTATCCGAATGGATTCAGAACGGTTCCACACAATGGTGCGTGAAGACGTTAAAGGCTCACTACTTACTCCAAATGAAGGTCGAGCTAAGGTTGGTAAATTACCGTTGAATGGTGGCGATACTGTCTACATGCAACAGCAAAACTACTCACTTGAAGCGCTTGCTAAGCGTGATGCTAAAGAAGATCCATTTGGTAAATCTGAAGCATCGTCAAGCCAGCCTGATAACTCGCTTAAGTCACTTTATAAGGGTGTATTCAAAGATGATTTTCTATATCAAAAAGGGCATTTCATCACTAAAAATGGCTCGTTGTGGCACTGTGAAAATGACCATCTAGGCGAGTTCGATCATAAGAACTTTAAGCTGTGCGCGAAGGAGTGGACAGAATGAGCATAGTTACTCTGGCAGAAGTCAAAGAGCACCTTCGCTATGATGACGACTCCAATGACAGCAACCTTGAAATCTATCGCTTGGCGGCTGAATCTTCTGTTTTGCGTTACACAGACGTAAAACACCATGAATTGCCATATCCCGAAGAATTTCGCTTAGCGGTGCTTGTGTATGTTGGATATTACGACAAGCACCGTAATGCCGAATCTGATGCACCTGTGAATGGAAATTTTATGCCACAACCTGTTCAGGCACTTTTATTCACTTATCGAACGCCTACTGCTGTGTGAGGTATTTATGGGACAGAACGCAGGAGAGTTAAGGCATCGAGTCATTATCCAACATTATGTCGCTGGTGATCGAGACGAAGATGGTTTTGAAACAGAAGGCTCATGGCAGGAATATAAACACCTATGGGCTAAAGTCACGCCATTGTCAGCCAAAGATTTAATTTCGGCTCAAGCTGATCAGTCTGAAGTAGTTGCTCGCATGAAGATCCGCTATCGAGAAGACATCAACACGACGATGCAAGTCATTTGGAAAGGTCGGATTTTCTCAATTCAAAGCCAAGCACTTGATGACAATGAGACAGGCAATATTTACTGCACTTTCTTGTTGGGGCAAGGTTTGGAAAAACCTAAGTAGAGGTATGTATGGCAGGAGTAGAAGTTGAGATTACAGGTCTTGATGATGTTGTAAATAGACTTCAAAGACTTGCCAATCCTCGAAGAACAAAAAGCATTGCTCGTAAAGCTGCACGTCAGGCAATGAATATTGTGCGTGATGCAGCTCGTAACAATGCTAAAGCGATTGATGATCCCGAAACAAGCGAGAAGATCTTCAAAAATATTAAAGTTTCTGCTGGTAAAACTCGAAATCCCAATGAGATTGTAATGCGAGTTGGTGTGGATGGTGGAGCATCAATGAATAAATATTCAGATAGAAATGCATTAGCGGCCAAATCGGGAGGAAATACGACCTACTGGCGCTATTTAGAATTTGGAACGTCTGAAATGCCAGCGACTCCTTTCATGCGCCCTGCATTGGCAAACAATATTCAGCAAGTCACAAACAAATTCTCAGAAGTATTTAATGCTGAACTAGATAAGGAATTGGCGAACCTATGATTTATCTACCTATATTCAAAACACTGAATGCTGATGCAGCAGTGAAGGCTATTTTTGGCGACAACCTTCGCATTTATGAAGACATTGCTCCACTGAATACACCAGTTCCTTATGGAGTCTGGCAAGAGGTTGGCGGTAGTGCTGAGAATAGCCTTGATTGTTCTGCAAAGACCGATCACATCATGTACCAAGTGATTGTGTACGACACTAACCAAAAACGAGCTTATGAAGGGTGTGATGCAATTAGAAAAGCTTTAGAAAACCAAAGCTATATATTAAATCCACGAATCAGTGGATATGAAACCGAAACAAAGCTATTTAGTCGTGGATTTGATGCCAATTGGTTTTTAACTCGATAAAACACACAATCAAACCACATATCTTTTAAACGAACCTGTCAGCAATGGCAGGTTTTTTTATGCCTGTTAAAAGGCAACCCACTGGCTAGGCTGATCCCCGAAAAGCATACTTTTCATGTTCAGTATGCCTGCCAGTTCTTTTCTTTGAACATGAGCAAGTAAGAGGAACTCTTATGAACATGATGGCAACATTAAATTTACGAGCAATGGTCATTAATGATAATGGGCAAGCGAAAACTACAAGTTACGCTGTAGCTCAGGCCTTTGGAAAGCGCCATTCTGATGTGCTTCGATCTATCAAAAACATGAAGTGCTCACATAGTTTTAGAGAACGCAATTTTGCGCTTTGCTTTGAAAACAATAAGTTACAGAACGGAAAGCCTAGAAAATTCTATCAAATGACTAAAGATGGATGGATGTTTTTAGTGATGGGATTTAATGGAGAGAAGGCAGACGCAATAAAAGAACAATTTATTGATGCTTTTAATTGGATGGCAAACAAATTAACTGAAGTTTTCCAATCAAATTGGGCTAGATATAACAAAGCTGTAGGTTATCGTGATAACAGAAAACAGCAGGTTAGTTGTTCAGCAAGAGATATGAATAACTGGAAACATGAAAAGAACCCATTGGACCATGAAATAGCAAAGCTAGAAGAAGCATTACAACCTCAATTGAATTTAGTTGGTGGTAAATAATGAAAATTGCATATGTTGTAGCAGAATGCAGACCTTCTAACGATGAAGATAATTATGCGGATATAAATATTGGAGATGATAGTTATATTTTTTGCTCCATTGAGCCGATATTGGATACTGGTAATTGGAAGAAAAATATTGAAGCGGCTATATTAATAGGCATTGATATTGAGCGCACCAATCCAAGTCATAAGCATGTAACTCTTCATGCAGAAAGCATTTTAAAACTATGTAAATCAATACAAGGTGAAGTTTTAAATCTGTAATTAGTAAATCCAAACCAACGCACCCAATCGGGTGCTTTTTTTATGCCAAAAATAAGAGGAGTAGCTACTCATGGCAGAAGTTCGCGTTCAAGGTACGAATGTTTACGCATTCGACGGAACAACCATTACACAACTCGCATGTCTTACTGCTATCGACTTAGGAGGTGATTCAACTACTCGAATTGAAAAGACATGCTTAGACGAAACACAAAGCAAATCCTATCTAACTGGTTTAGCTGACCCAGCACAAGGCTCTTTAGGATTTAACTTAGACACTGAAAACGAATCGCATCTTCAATTAATTGAATGGGCTGAGTCGAAAAAAGATGGTCTAGAGTTCTATATTGGATCTTCAGAAGGCACGGCACCACCAACTGCAACAGGAAGTGTGGTGACATTGCCACCAACTCGTTCTTGGTGGGCTTTTAAGGGCGGTATTTCTACACCAGTACCAGCGTTTGAAGCAGATGCTTTAGTAGGTTACACCGTAACTTTAGAACGCGAAACAACAGTTGCATTTACTCCTAAAACCTAACATCTAGCCCCAGAAGGGGCTTTTACTTTTGAGAATTAAAATGGCTAAAGTAGATTTTAAGAAAGCGAAAAATATTACTAAGGCTGGTGCACCAGTTGAGCGTGATGTTAAGTGGACAGTAGAAGTTACCCAAGAAAATATTGAACAGTTAAAGGCTGTTTCAGATAATCCAAAAATTGAAATTGGCGAACAGTTAGAACTTGAAGGTCAGGTCTTTGTAAGACGTATGAGCTTCAAAGCAAGCCGCGAAGCATCAAAAGCTTTTGAATGGGATTTCGATGTTCAAGATATTGAAAAATCCAAGGTTAAGTCGGTTGATTCAGACCATTTGCAAGCATCACAAATCTTGGGAACCATCTGTGAAGATAGCAAAGGCACACCGTTCTTTTCTTCAATTCAAGATGTATATGATTCTGATCCAAGCTTTATTAATGCCCTGTACAAAGTTGCTGACGAAGTGAATAACTTCATGGGAAAGTTAGTGACGAAGAACTCGAAAGAAACGAACTCCTCTGTGAACTCGTCCTCAACGGAATCGGTGGAAGCACCATCGAAGAAGCAGAACAAAAAATAAGTATTGCTGAAATGGCTGTTTGGAGAGCTTACAGATTAAAGCGTGGCTCTCTCAATATTGGTCGTCGTATTGAACAAGCTGTTGGTAATGCTTTGGCTATGTATGCAAATGGAAATAGAAAGGCAGGGAGCAAACCTTTATCAGCTTATGACTTCATGCCACATGAGCAGAAGCCAAAACCTGTAGAGATTGGTGTTGAGGATTATCTGATGAGTATGGTTGGGAGGTAGTTTTTATCAATTTATTTTATTGTTTTTATTTTTCATTTATGGCAATAATATAGGCTCATACTTGTCTCGCTCTTTGTGTAAGAGACCCTGAACGCCAAGTGGGGCTTTTTGTTATCTGATAACCTCAGCATCTCAAAAAGGAAACACCATGAGTAATATTATGGATTTACACAAAGTAGCACTAGAGAATGGTGCAAAATTAGATTGCCTGCTCAATCTCGCTGAATTGCTATTATTTCAGTTAGAAAATAGTTCTGCTCATCCTCTGCAAAAAGCCCACTTTAATTAGTGGGCTTATTTGTTTCTATCTCTATAATTTTATCCATGAGCCTATCAATTACCTGCATAGCGCGTTCAAGTCTTTCGTTATTTTGCTCTAAAGTCTCATAAATTAATTTGTTATCAGGCTCTTTATCTTTAGTTAAAAAACTTTCCTCAAGCCGAACTATAATTTCCTGATTAATCGACCTATTGTTTTCTTTTGCTGAGTTCATAACTTTATCACGCAAGTCTTCAGTCCATCGCAACTTGTACTGAGGCTCTTTTTGATTCTCACTCATAGAAATAAACCATATACCGCAAAAATAACATACTCATCATAAAGTACCTCTTTGATGTTGACAATGACATAAAAGAGGTACAATATATAAACGTACCTAAATGATGTTATGGAGGAAATATGAGCATTAACCAAAAAGGTCAGCAATATAAATTACGATTCTTAGATAAAAAGGATCATGAAGCTTTAAAGCAGAAAGGGCAAGAGGAGGATAGATCGTTAAATTATTTAATTAATCAGGCTATAAAAGAGTTCTTAAGTAAACAACAAGGTGCGAAAGCATGAAATCAACAGACAACAAAAAAGCCCTATCGAATCTTGGCGGAATCAAGGGCTTTAGCGTCGTCACAAGAGAGATGTAACTAAGATGAATATACCATTTGAATTCAATAATGACAAGATTCCAGACCTTCTGGATTTACTTCCGTGTATGCCAAGCGACCTTCTTGTAAAGGTTGCTGATAACAAAGAATTCGTTTCACAAGAAGAGGAAGAGTTTTTAGTGAAAGCGAGCCGTGCAGCTGAGAATGCGAACGTTCCTGTTTTAAAAGGGTTAAGTGCAATAGGTATGTTATTAGCTAATGCTAATGAAGAAATACCACTTGAGACTTTTAATGATATTGGTTGGTTGATTCAATCATTAGGTGAGCAAGCAACCGCATTGCATCGAGTGCAAGGAGAGGCTGAAGCTATTTTAAATGCTAGCAATAAAAATAAGATCTCCAAAAGCAATGGAGGGTTGATGTCATGAATGCACTTGTAAACAACAGTACAAAAACGATGAGTAGCCGTGAAATTGCTGATTTATGTAGTGCTAGACATAATGATGTGATAGCAACTATTGAGCGATTATTTGAAAAAGGACTTTTACGAGAAAGTCGTAAAACCCTTAGAGAGTATATTTCTCCTAATGGTGGTAGACCAACAATGGTCTATGATTTAACAAAAAATGATTCATTGAAAGTTGTTTCTGGATATAACGATGAAACACGATCTAGCTTAATTGACAGATGGGCGGAACTCGAAGAGCAGGTTGCAGGTGAGTTAATCTCATTACCAAACTTCTCTGATCCTGTAGAAGCTGCGCGTGCGTGGGCGAATGAAGTGGAAGCAAAACGTCTTGCTTGTAAAGAACGTGATTTTGCAATTGAAACCAAAGCCCACATCAGCGATAAGAAAACAGCAACGGCTATGGCGACTGCTTCAGTTAAATCTAAAGAAGCTGAAAAGTTAAAAGAGCAGTTAGGTGAATCTAAAAACTATGCTTCGGTCAAAGCTGTTGAAAGCAAGGTTGGTGGTAAATACAACTGGCGTGAATTAAAAAAATGGTGTGTCGCAAATGGCAAGAAGATTAAAGATATTGCAGATGCTAATTATGGAACCGTGAAGATATACCATAAAGATGCATGGAATGCTGTTTATGGAATCAAATTGCCAGATTTGTTTAGCACTTAACGATAACTAGCATTTCTCATCAAAACAAAATATCCTCGTAGAAAATACGGGGATTATTTATGAAAAAGATTATTTTTCTTGGATTAATTATAGCATTAGTTGGTTGTTCAAAAAATCCGAAGCCTGTTGATCAAACGGCAGTAAAGAAATATTGCGAATCTCTTGATTCTTTATCAAATTCTGCAATGACAGCACGTCAAAAGGGAATTGCTTTAGCAGAAGTTTTAAAGGTTACGGATACTGTAGAAGGTACGGTTGAGCAAAAGAAATATGTAGAAGAAATTATTAAACAGGCATTTGGAGAAACTAGATTTGCATCAGCTGAATTTCAGGAAAAAGCTATAGTAGATTTTAGGAATAAGATCTATCTGGATTGCCTGAATAAATACAGTTAATTTAAAAATCAAATTACACCTCGCTTCCGCGAGGTTTTTTTATATTTGGAGAAAAGTATGGCAACACGATTAGGGACGCTTACATTAGACCTTGTGGCTAAAATTGGGAACTTTGTCGGTCCTATTAATGATGCTGAAAGCAAAGTATCCAAAAGTTTTTCTAAAATGCGCGATTCAGTAAACCAGTATGGATTGATCGCAGTTTCAGCAGCGGCAGGTGCAACAACAGCTTTAATTGCAATGGCTAATACAATGGCTCAACAAAATAATGAGTTAGAGCGATTTGCTTACTTGGCTCAAACGTCTGTTGGTGAATTCCAAAAAGTAGCTGTGGGTGCTCAAATGATGGGCATTGAAATGGATAAATTAGGAGATATTTTTAAAGATTGGAATGAACGAAGCGGAGATTTTCTAACTACAGGTGGTGGTCCATTAGTTGACTTTATGGAGCAAGTTGCTGTCAAGACAGAAAAGGGTGCTGATGGAGCTATGAAGCTAGCAAAGGAGCTTTCTAGACTATCAGGTCCTGAATCTATGGGCTTGTTTGTAAAAAAAATGGAAGAGGCAAACCTTTCCCAAGATCAAATGTCATTTCAAATGGAATCAATGGCATCGGATTCAACATTATTATTACCTTTATTAAAAAACAATGCAGAGGGCTTCCGCCTTTGGGGAGAGGCAGCGGAAAGAGCAGGAATAGTAATGAATGAGCAAACCTTGCAAGCATCACGAGAGTTGCAAGTTCAAACCAAAATGTTAGATATGCAGTATGAAGGCTTGAAGAACTCACTGCTAAGTGCAGTAATACCTGCGCTTGTGGATGTATCAGAAGCAATGTTGAGTGGGAAAAAGGAAGCAACTGGCATGGCAGACGCTGGCGAAGTATTAGCAGACTCGCTAAGAGGTGTTGCGGCTGTAGGGATTGGTGTTTATGCAACACTAAACTTGATAGCAAATGCTATGGCTGGTGTCACTAAATCAGCAGTTGACTCTTATAATCTAACTCAAAAGGCAGCGGAAGGTGGTTCATGGATGGATAAATTGCCGGGCATTAAGCTGCTTAAGGGCGGTTTAACGTTTGGAATAACATCTAAGGCTGAAAATTCTGGTATTGGCATGGCAATGAATGATAATGCCAAAGTGGTTGAAGCGACCGCAGACAAAATAGATAAGTTATTTGATGGTTCTGTGTCAAACGCCACCTCAAAACTTGCAGACCTAATCAGACAGGCGAATGAAACAAATACCGCTGCAACTCAGGGTGCCAAAGACTGGATCAATAAACAAAATAAAGCTACTGATGCAACTAAAGCCACAACCCAAGCGCAACAAGAATTAAAAAGAATACTTGATGAGCAGGAAAGATCGAGAGCTCAGTTTGATTATGCTTTCTCAATTAGATCAGTCCAAATGCAGATGGATGCAGAGCGCCAAATTGACGAAATTAGGAAAGCTAGTTTTAGTCCCGAAAGACAAGCAGAGTACATAGCATTTGTAAAAAATCGATTAAGCGCTGAGAAGGATTTGTTTGATGCAAACCTTGCCTATGAGGTAACTGAGCACAAGCTAACTGAGGTGGAAAAAGCGAATTTTAAATTGGCTCTAGCTCAAAAAGAAACCTTAGCTAGGACTGATATTAATGAGCAAGATAAGCGCTCTTTCCTTCGTGCAGCCAAGGAGAAGCACGCCCAAGAACTAGCTTGGCTTGAGTTGGAAAAACAGCAACGCCTTTTAGACTCACGTCAGTTCTACATGTCTGATGCTGAATATATGCAAGAACGGTATCAGTTAGAGCGTGATGAGATTGCAAAGAACATGCAATTAACTCAACAAGAACGTGATGCTCGTATAGCCATGCTTCATGCAGAAGAAGAATTTGAGAAACGCAAGAGTCTCAAAGACGCTTCAATGGCATGGGGTCAAAGTTATGCAGATATGAATGGTACAGGTGATAATTTCAGATTAGAACAAGATCGTTTTGCGCAATATGATGAATCAAATGCCTTATTTGAATCTCAAATGGCGCTAGCTGAATCTGCTGCCGAAAGAGAATCTATATGGCAAGCTCATAACGATCGTATGGCTGAGATTGATAGAAATTACTGGGTTAATTCTTCACAGTTAAATCTACGTTATGGACAGCAGATTGCAGGAGATTTTACAGAAACTGCAAAGTTAATGTATGGAGAACAATCATCAACATACAAAGCTATGTTTGCGGTTCAAAAGGCTTTCTCTATAGCATCTTCTTTAGTGGCAATTAGCAATGGTATTGCTATGGCTGCTGCCAATCCATTTCCCTATAACTTAGCAGCTATGGCAACAGTTGCAGCAAGTACATTGGGTATTGTTGCGGATATTAAGGCGGTAAGTGATGCTGGATTTGCCAACGGTGGTTACACAGGAGCAGGCGGTAAATACGATCCAGCAGGCATAGTTCACAAAGGAGAGGTTGTTTTCTCACAAGCTGACGTTGCACGCTGGGGTGGTGTTGGTAATGTAGAGGCAATGCGAACTGGCAAAGGCTTTGCTGATGGCGGCATTGTAGATACTAAGGTGCTTGATACTTCTGCTAACTCTACTTTAGGTCGTTATCTTAATGATCGTCAAGGCGGTGATGGAGTAAACGTTAACATCAATGTTCCTCCTGGATACACCGCAGTAGAAAGTAGAGACGCTAATGGTAATGTGACGATTGATGTTGTTGAAAAGATGGTTAAACAATCTTGGAGCAACTTAAATCAAGCAAACTCATTTGAGTCAAAACAGGTTAGAAACAACATAGCAGCAGGGCGCGTAAGATGAATAAACTCGATCTATGCCCACTTCAAGAAAGCTATTCAGTCAAGTACGGAACTTCGGTTGAACGAATAGCATTAAGAGGTGGATTTGGTCGATATGTTCAAACTAAGAACGCTAAAAAACATCTTGTCGATTTAGCTTTTACACTTCGAGAAGATGACTTCATATATTTCAGGGCATTTTATTTAAATTGGCAGCTTAATCCGCTGCCTTTTTTAATGTCTTTAATTATTGAAGATAGCGAGTTTAGAGAATATATCGCTCAGTTTGTGCCTGAATCATTTTCCTTTAATGAGCTTAACGGCAATGTATTTAAGGTTTCAGCGCAACTTGTTGTGGTGACTTCGGAAGTTCAGATTCTAACTTCAAAACCATATCCGACGTATTTGCTAGAAAGTGTTGCATACAACATATCTCAGATTGGCTTACAGCAAGTTAACAACTATGTCGATATGGGTATTGAGGCAGGGAATTATAGCTTGGGTCTTGTCGGGGTGACGAGCCGTGAAGTGCTTAACCATTACGAAGCTAATATTGAACCTAATCTCTACAGCATTGCGCTTCAAAGCGTCCAAATCACGAAACAAACATCTTATTTAACTTACGTTGCGCCTGATATTGAAGCATCAAATTATTCAATTGGTTTACAGGGTGCTCAAATCACAAAAACCGTTGCATATATTCCTTATATCCTTGATATGGAATCAGGTAATTACAGCATCGGCATTCAAGGTGTACAGATTACAAATTAGGAGCAAATAAATGACAATGGTAAATATCCGAAATGAAATCGGTGCAACTTTTAAAATGCGTACATTCAAAGCTGATGGTACTACTACAAAGGAGACCGAAGAATTTCATAACCTTGTATTGGACACTGGTTTACAGCGTATGGGTATTGGAGCTTGGGTACAGCGTTGTTATGTTGGTACAGGAAATTCAACACCCATTGCCAGTCAAACACAGCTGGATGCAACACTTGCATCTACAAGTACAGTTCAATCAACTGTCACAGGGATGAATACAACAACCAAGCCATACTATTACAGTATCCAAAAAACCTATCGTTTTGGTGAAGGTGTAGCGGCAGGAAACTTAACAGAGGTAGGTTTAGGATGGACTGTTTCAGGACAAAACCCATGTTGGAATCGGGCTTTAATTAAGGATGCAAATGGCAATCCAACAACATTGACTGTACTTTCGGATGAATTTTTGGATGTCACTGTTGAAATTAGGATTTATCCTGCTGAAACAATTAGTGGGTCATTCGATTTCAAGAATAAATTGGGTGAAGTGATCAGTACACATACTTACAACGGTTATGTTCACATGATACATACTACTGATGGGACTAACACACCATTTGAATTTGACTCTTTGCAATTGTATACAAATGCCAGCATCACGGATAATCCAACTGCAAATATCACTGGGACATCTTTGGGTGCGAATAATAAAACAACCACGATAAGTACAATTATTGCCCCAACAACATTGAGAGGTGCTGCCAAATTTACACTAACGCAAGGGAACGGAGAATGTTCTGGTTTTGTTGTAAAGTTGCAAGGCGCACATGCAGCACCTATAAGTAATGTTTGGTATAAAGCGGTAATTGATCCTCCAATCACTAAAACCAATGAAATGGAAATTACTTGGACGATTGATTTAACTTGGGGGCGTTATGTTACCTGATGGTGAACTTTCAACAAGCAGCGTTTTCGCTGCTTTTTTAGTGCCTAATCGTGTTGATGAACTCATCGACTATGAGTGGGGCGGTATAGACTTATATGACGCTTCAGAAGGTTTACAAGTCAAAATATGGACTTGCTTCTATGAAAGTGGAGTTATTAAAGTTAGAGCCGATCAGGTTATGCATGACTTAATCACAGTAGCTGATGTAACAGCATTAAGCTTTGCATTTGATTTGAATATGCGGCCTGTCGTAACTTATATTGTGAATGATGAGGTGTTTTTATGGTGGTATAACACTGCTATTGCTGAACATATCACAACGAGTTTTGGCACAGGCATCATCACACCACAACTTTCACTTGATGATCATCGCTCAATATATTCAGCTAATGCCGATGTGATTTTTGCATATATAAAAGCCGAACAACTTTGCATTCGATTACAACGTGATCGTTATCAAATTGAGTATGAGTTGGGTGCAGGACAGATACTCATTCAAATCGGAATGATGACGAATAATAGATTTGGATTCGCGACAAAGATTATGAATGGTTTTGATTTATATTTAGATCAAATGTATGTCGATGCTCGAAATAAACCATTACGTTTTGATTATCTGGATCTATGCCCATTGCAGGCATCTTACAGTGTTCAGTTTGGAAATAATGTGGTCATAGCTGAAGGATTGAATGAAGATATTCTGCGAACTCAGTTTGAAAATATAGAAAATGTTGTGTCGGTTGCTTTCAATTTAAAATCTAAAGACTTTGAGTACTTCATGTCTTTTTTTAGGATATGGCAGCATAAACGAAAACCATTCTATATAGATCTAGTTTTAGATCGTCGGCCGCTATCCCAATATCTTGCCCACTTCATTCATGACAGTATTTCAATGCAAAAACAGGGTGAAATCTTTACGGTTAATGCTCAGTTATACATCTTGAACAATGATTTGGATAAGGCTCAAATCAAGGCATTAGTGGAGGCAAGGAATGTCAGAGCTTGAAAATTTTCTATTTGGTGTTGATAACGCTTACTTAATCGAATGTATTGAGATCACACATAGTTTGTGGTCAAAACCTTTACGCTATGTGACTAATGTTTCTGAAGGCGTGACAGTCATTCACGATGGTCAAGCAGCTCATTATGAATATGCCGTTTTAAAAATTGATCGAGGACAAGTCAGTGATGATCTTGATCAGAAGCTAACAATAACTGTTGGTGATTTAGGCAAAGTCATTCCTAATTTGATTGATCAGATTATAGGTGCTGATTCCCAAGAGCGACCACAAGTTACTTACCGCGCTTATTCAAGTCTCGATCTAGAGAATTCTATTTTACAGATTGATCACTTGGAGATTACGAGTCAAAACAATGACTATCAAGGAACAACTTTTGAGGCTGAAGCGGAACAATTGAATGAAGTTGGTACAGGTATTTTGTTTACCAAGGAGAATTTTCCGACTTTAGTTGGCTTTTATTAAATGAGGAAAACAAAATGATTGAATTTCACGATAGCATTAACTCAGTTGACTACATTATTGATCTCAAAGACATCTCAAATATTGAGCGACGGTTTCAAAGTAGCCGTGAAAATGAGTCAATCTATGATGTTAAATTCACGTTTAAAAGCGGGAAAGTTGTTGAAATGTCTTTGAGTGATTCTGATGTGGCTCGGCTTTCAAGTGCTGTAACAAGTGGATAAAGGTAGGGTGCAGCGAATGAGTGAATTTAATTTGCAACTGCTTTCATTATTTGAAAAGCACTATGACGTTCAGAATTATCATTGTGTTCACTTCGTGATTGATGCAGCAAAATACCTATTTAATAAAGATTATTCAAAAAACTTTATCGGTTTAACTGCGTCACTGAATGATGCAATTCAAACATCAAGAAAAACAGTCATTAGGAACAAGCACATTAAAGAGCCAAAGAATGGCTGCATCGTCCTCATGACAAGCCTCACTGGGAGCAACCATGTGGGGCTTTTTTACGGGCGTAAGGTTTTGCATTTAAGTGAGACAGGGACTCAATACTTATCAATAAATTGCCTAAAACAGTTTTATACGAGATTTAGATACTATGAGCCACTTGCACATTTATGAAAATCCGCTCGATGCCAGCACAATTATTGTTGAAAAGACTGATAATGTTCTTAAACGATTTCTCGAAGTTAAAGTTAAGTTTCCACAGGCAAGGATTTATAAAAATGTACCTTGCACTGAAAATGATGTGACACCGGTTGATAAAGTGACTGCATTAAAATTATTGGATGCGGGGTCAGAAGATCAATTTCATATCGTTTGTCATGCAGGTGAACCAATCACAATTGCATATGCAATTATTGCAGTCATTGCGATTGCTACGGCTGTGTATGTTTATACAAACATGCCAAGCCTTAAAAATGACAGCTCATCAACTGGATCGCCAAACAATAAGTTATCTGATCGAGAGAATCAGCAACGAATTGGTCAACGTGTTGCTGATATTTTTGGTAAACGTAAATCCATTCCCGACCTAATTGCTCCCTCTTATCGAATATTTCAGGATAATTTAGAAGTCGAAGAATCATTCATGTGTATTGGACGAGGTTTCTATGAGATAGATCCGAATACGATTAAAGAGGGGGATACGATCGCAAGTACGATTAGCGGTTCAAGCTATTCGATATATGAACCATCGCAAAATATCACAGCATCACCACAATTACAGCATGGGGCATCGTTTAATACTCCTCCATTAGTTACACGCAAATGCAATGCCGTGAATGGCCAAACATTTGTTCCGCCTTTTCAATCAAAAGCACAAGATGATGATATTTACTTTAAATATCCGAATCAGATTAAAGCGGTAGATTCTTGGACGCGCGAACAATTTACAGAACGTTTTGTCGTTGGTCAGGAAATATCGATTCAAGGTGCAAATTGGGGACAAGCTGATATTGCTGGAAATGGAAGTGCAACAGTCGATGCAACATTGAATACGATTTCAATCGTCATGAGTGAAGTATCGAATGCGGAATCTTATCAGCGTATCAATATTTTGACTTATGTTGTAAATGATCCTATCAATGGACCGTTGGATCTGTCTGGTACGTACGATATTGAATCTATTTCTTATGCAATGGGTGCATATACAATCAAACTCATTGATCCAGCATCTACAAATTCAAATTTCTCTCAAATCACAGAAAACTTAACGGCAACATTAAGTGGATTACTCATCAATAGTACAGTTGGTTTAAATTTAGATGGTACATATGTGATCAGTGGTATTGATGGTAGCTCGGAAACCATATCACTGGTTGATCCTGGTGCAATTAATTCAAGCTGGAATGACCTTCAATACGAACCAAACGGAGAAACAGAACCTTATACAAAGTATATTTATTTACGATCAAGTCAAAATAACTGGATTGGATGGTATAGCGTAGATTTTGCGAAAGCGACGGGAATATTACTAAATTTTGTTGCACCCAATGGCATTACTCGAGGCTCTGAAGACAAGCACGTTGAGGTAACTGTTGAGTATCAGCAAGTGGTTAATGGTTCAGCCACAGGTCCTATATATTCAGAAACAGTCATGCTGCACGGCATTGATGGTAGTCGATCACAGATTGCAAAAACACTGCGGATTGATATGCCGTTTACAGGTGCTTTTCGTTTTAGAGCAAAGAGAATTACAGATAATGGTGATCATGCTGATCTAAGCGATGACACCAAATTTTATCTCGCTTATGCATTTTATGAATCAGACAAGTTGATCTATGACGATGTCACACTTGCTCGGGTACGTACAGTTGCAACACAGCAAGCAACAGGTGCGCAAAGCAGGGAGTTTAATCTGATTGCACATCGCAAGTTATATTCATACCAATCAGGTGAGAAATCAGTTGATCGCATGGCTACAAGTAATTTTGCTGACATCGTTTGCGCGATGACAACAGATGAAAAAATAGGACGAAGGGATATAAATACGCTTGATGTTGTTAGTTTATATGCCGTAGCTGATGAAATTAATACGTATTTTGGCATACCAATAGAATTCAACTATACATTTGATGATGCGAAGATGTCATATGAGGAGGCGCTTGCAACAGTTGCGAATGCTGTGTTCTGCGATGCCCGCCGAGAATCAAATCAAGTCTTTTTTGTGTTTGAACAGCCTCGAGATATACCGACACTGCTTTTCAATCATAGAAATAAAAAGCCAGAAAGTGAGAAGCGATCTGTCAGCTTTGGTGTAAATAAAGACTTTGATGGTGTGAAAATCAAATGGCATAACCCAGCCGATTCATGGTCTGAGACTGAAATTAAACTGCCAAATGATAATGTGATAAATGCAAAATCTTTGGAAATCAGTGGAATTACGAATGAAGCGCAAGCAAAGCTTTTAGCATATCGTGCACTCAATAAATTGAAGCACAAAAAAAGATCTGTTGAATTTTCTGCATATCATGAAGCTGATTTAGTCACTCGAAATGACCTAATTCTGATTGCTGATGATACGCGTCCGATGTTGGTCAGTTCTGGTTCAGTCATTGAACAAGATGGTTTGTACTTAACGTTGTCACAGCCATGTGTACTTGATGAAAACGAAACCTATATTATTCATCTACAACTACCCAATAGCCAAGTTGATGTGATTCAGTTATCGCAAGGTTCTCATGAGCGAGAGGTTTTATTGGCCCGTGCACCAACTTCGCAGCTTGTTGTTGAGTACGAGGGGAATATTAGTTGTTCAACTTATCTTGTCACAACCGATACGCATAGCAAGCGAGATCTATTTTTGATTACTGAAAAGTCAGGTGGCGGTGGTGAGTCTTCAATCACTGCGATCAACTATACTGATCAATATTATTTAAACGATAAAGATTATGTCTGAATCAATGACCGCCTTTACAGGCGGTTTTTTTATTATCTGGAGAAATGAAAATGTCGGAAAACTCTGCTTTAGAAGCGAGTGCAGTAGCTATAAGTCAAAAGGTTACACCGTTGACAGGTATTGGTTCATTTGTGGGATTCGCAGCAAAAATCGATGTAATTGCATGGGGTGGTTTGATTATTGCGGTGATTGGTTTGGTTATTCAATTTTACTTTGCATTTCAAAGAAATCGTCGAGAGAAAATAGAGCATGAAATGCGGAAAGCAGAATATGACCTACGGTTAAAAAATTTAAAAGGTGAGTGTGATGTCAAACAAAACTAAGATTTCAGTAGTTCTTCTAGCAGCTTCGGCTGCTTTTTTTACGTCTTTAATCGGGTATGAGGGGTATAGCTCAAAACCTTATAAAGACAGTGTTGGTGTTGCGACAATCGGAATTGGTTCTACTCAGTATGAAAATGGCCAGCGTGTGAAAATGACTGACAAGCCAATTACGAAAGAACGTGCTATCGAGATTAGCAAAGCACACGTATCTAAAGATGAAGTTGCGTTTAGAAACAGCATCAAAAATGCACGTTTATCGCAAGCCGAATACGACTTGTATTTAGATTTTGTCTACAACTTTGGTCAAGCAAACTGGAACAATTCATCAATGCGAACACTGTTGAATCAGGGTCGCAATCGTGAAGCATGTGACAAGTTATTGTTATGGCGCAATGCTGGTGGACGTGATTGTCGCATCCGATCTAATAATTGTTATGGCGTATATGCACGTCAATTAGATCGATACTCTAAGTGCGTGGCGGTGAACTAATGGCTTGGATTCTACTTAATAAACGATGGTCCCTGATCATTGTTTTGTCAATTTTATACCTGGTGCAAATTGGCTACACAAATCACTTGGCTGGAAAGCTAAAAGAAGCAGATCAGAAATGCTTTGCACAGATACAAGAGATCGAGCGTAAACAAGTTAAAGCACCTGCTGATGCTCAGAATAAAGCAAACAAAGCGAGTGCAGACTATGAACAAATCAAAGCAGAGCAACGTGCAAAAGTCGAAACAGTTACACGTACAGTGCAAAAGATCGTGGAGCGTCCTATTTATCTCAATCGTTGTATTGATGATGACGGGCTGCAGCAGATCAACAGTCTTATTAAAAACGACAGTACCCGCGAATCTAATTCAGCCATGTCCGACTTTGAATCAGATCGAAGCGGGGACAGGTAAAGATGTTCTATTATGGGCGGTAGATACTGTAGCGAAATATAATGAATGTGACGCGAAACATGCAGCACTGGTAAAATCGCTCAATTAAGACCAACGTCTCAATTAGTATTTGCTTGCAGTGTGTTCAACATTAGCAAGCATTAATACTATTTTTCTGTAATGTGATAATTTTCGCTTAATTGATGCAAAATTGATTCAAGTAAAATTTGAGAATCATCACCAATCAATAAGTATTTTCCACTGATTTCAACCTTTCTTAAGGTCTTACGTTTCGTTTTATCTTCTTTAGGCTTTGTGAGACTGTTTTTCAATAAATATAGTCTTTGTTCTCCGACATCCCTTATATCATTTTCCTTAAAAACCTGAGCTAAATCAGAATTCTTTAGATCAGTTAATTCTACATCTTTGACAATTTCTTGATTGTCTCCTGTAATATCTAATTTCTGGACAGTACCAGCATCTAACAACAGTTTTTGTTTTTGTGTCGGAATTCTAGATAAGGTTAAGATAAGATTTTTTTGACCAGCAAATTCAGTTATAACTTCTGGTAATAAATTTCCAGTCGCAATTTGAGGTAAAAATTCTAATAGACCTTTTTTCCAAGCAGATAGATCAACGCCACGCTCAGTTAAAATCTTCCATATTACGGCCATCTTTTGAATATGATGCACAGTAATACTCAAAGAGGATTTAAATTCTTCTATGAGTTGATCGTTACTAAGTGTTAGTAATTGATTTTCGTTAATTTCAACTAATTCACTCATTGTTTAATTCCTCAATTTTGGCAAAATCCAATCTTAATTTAGCAAGCCGTTGTCTTGCTCGTGTTTGTCTATTTAAGCTTCTGAAATGCTGTTTCAACATCTCTTGCTCAGCTAGAGGTAGGCTGTCAAACCGTTGTTTTCTCCAGTTTCTTACCTTGCTGTTATAAGCTTCTCTTTGCTCAGATCTTAATATCCTTTGCTTTTTCAGTATCATTTCACGATTTCTGTAATAATAAGCACTGGCAAATTTTTTGCGCTTTTCTTTAAATTCAGGATCATTTTTATGATCAAAGTAGTATTTTTTACTACGTTCAGAATCTAGCTGTGTATAGCCTTTCGATTTTTTAATTAAATACTGTTCCTTATAGTGGTTAGGATTATTTTCAACGATTGATTTTAATCGCTCAGCTTTTTGCAAACGATCTGTAACTCGTCTACATTCATTACTACAGTATTTAACTTTTAGGTCTTTAGGGTTTTGAATTAAGGTGCCACAAACAACACACTTTGCTCGACAAGATCTGCAAATTTCACCAATTTTTCTATTAGCCAATCTAAATTCATCAGTTTCTTTTTCAAGGTTACACCGCAAACAAATTTTACTAAGAATTATCTTTGGCATCTTCTAGCTCGCTTAATTCCAAGTCCATAAGAATTTTTTGCTTAACCCAAGTGCTAAAATCAATAGCTTCAGCAAATTTCAATAAGTCAGATTCTGTAGAAGTGTTGAAAGAAACCCTTTTGATTACTCGTTTTTCTTCATACTTTTTTTTACGATCATCAGTCATTACCAGTTTTCCTCAATTTCAGTCTCAACTTCTTCACTTTTGCGGTGTCCTAAAAACTCTACTTTACCGTTTACAACTAACCAGCCGTCATTTTCTTCAACTGCATCAAAACCTAATTCAATAGCAATCAAAGCACGTAACTTTTGGTTTTCGAAGTAAGTATCATCCTGTTCAGCATCATCACAATCAATAACAAAATCAGGATGTTTTACCGAGAACTCAGGGTTATTTTCTAAATATTCTTCAATGTCTGATTTTTCACAGATTGATTCAAATTCGACAGAGTAAATAAAGTCACCATAATCACCATTAGCTGTAAGTGCTATGTTTTCTGATGTGAAGATGCCTGCATACTCACCATGACCTTTGATGATTTCTTTTAATTCTTGCTTATTAGTAGCATGATAGGTTTTCATAACAGTATCTCCTTGGTATATTCTTATTGTATGTCGTAGCTACGACAATTGCAAACCAAATTTCCCGTAGCCGACGAACGGTCACTCCCTCACCACTTCAACTCCTTTAATTCTACGCTTTGCTATATACGTGCTCGCTTCAGTAGAATCATAGAACGTCTTTGCCCCGTCCTTTTCTTTCTTAAACACATACTGCATCGTGTACATAGCATCAATATCTGAATAGTCTTGATAATCTTCGTGTGCAGTCGTTTGTACGTGCAAGTAAAGTCCATTTTTCTTTATGTAGTATGGTCTCATTGCTTACCCCAGCTATCGACAATATCCGCCCAGTCTTGAAGCATTTTTCGACGACTACTAAGCCACTTCGCGTGATTGTATGTCGCTCTAGTTTTATCAGGATCTTTATGTGCTAACTGTTTATTAATCCAGTCCTTTTCATACCCCTTTTCATTAAGAAGGGTAGATGCTGTAGCTCTAAAGTCATGAGTGGTTACATCTGATAAATCAACATAAACCAATGCTCTATTAAGCGTAGTTCTTGAAAGCATTGCTCCATCTTTGCTTGGAGAAGCAAATACATAAGGCTGATTTGGATTTATTTCATATTGCTCCATAATGATGTTGTAGACTTGCTCTGACATAGGAACAAGATGTAAATGGTTCTTTTTGTTACTGCGTTCTTGCTGGCGTTTTCTCGACGCCTTAGGAAAAGAGATAAGCTTTTCCTCAAGGTCAATATATTCCCATTTCATACGCCTAACTTCTGATGCTCGTAACATTGTGTAGGCTAACGTAAGCACAGCATTTCTTACTGTAGTTGTTCCTCCGTAGTAATCTATACGCGTTCTAAGTCTGATTTTTTCCTCTTTTTCTAATGGTCTAGCATGTTCGGTTTCGGGTTGCTCAATGGCGTGTCTAACTGCATATGTTGGGTCATTATCAGCTCTTAAAGTTGCAATTGCATAGCACATAACCAAGCTAATAAATCTTCGATTTAAACTAGCAACAGATTCTCCCGTGCCACAGTGAGAATGTTTTTTAACTCTAGCCATGCTGCTCCTCATGATGTGCAAAACATCTGCGGAAGTAACTTCTTTTATTGGTTTGTGCCCAATGACCTTATAAACATCTTTTTCCATATATCTTTTAAATTGATCAATATAATCCTTAGATTTGTATTTCATTCCCTCAACAATATATTCCTCAGCTATAGCCTTAAAGGTATTTTCTGCCGCATTGATTTTTTCAAGTTTCTTGTTCTTTTTATCATGTGCTGGGTTTATCCCATCTTTAAGAAGAATCTTGTTTTCTTCTTTCTTTTTTCTTGCCTCTGCCAGAGATACAGTCGGGTATTCACCAAGACTGATAGTGCCTTCTTTGCCGTTTAAAGTGTATTTCAATCGCCATACCTTCTTTCCAGAAGGGCGTATTTCAATGTATAGTCGTTCAGCGTCCAGCACTCGATACATTTTCTCAGCAGGTTTGAGTGATTTTATTTTAGTGTCAGAAAGCATTAGATTACCCGTCCAGTGTTTTTTGTTACCCGTGACTATACCCGTTTTATTGACAGATTAGTTCATAACAATACCGACTAAAATAGATTAAAGTGATTGAGAAATAAAGAGGCTGGAAGGGTAATCCAGATTGATATAGATTTAAGAAGATTAAA